CCTCTGGCGTCACGGCGGCCAGCTTGGCGCGCAAGGCGTCAAGGGGGGTGGCTGCGGCCTCTGGTTCGTCCTGGAGCCACAAGGCACCCTTGCGTGCCCTGATGATGGGGCCGAGGGCATACCGGGCGGCGTCCCAGATATGATCATTCGCATCCACCAGTGACGGAAGAACATCTCCCGTCAACCTGTCGGTCTTGAAGGACCACAACCTTGCCTCTTCCGCTGCGTGCTTGCAGCGCTCGTGGATGATGATCTGCTCGAAGCTGCGCAAGAACTCGATGCCGTCTTCCACCGACCCGGGCCACTTCTTGGCTGCGGTGACGGTCGGCCACCCGTGATTGATCAGGTGGTTGATGGTCTCGGGCCGGGCGCAGTCGGCGCGGATGACATGCTCGCGAGCCCCGGGGACACGGGAGAACAGTTCCGGCGTGTCGTCCAGGGGGACTTCCACCCCGTAGGCTTCGTGCTCGACGTAGAGAATGCGGGCGTCGATCCAGCACTTGACCAGTGCGGTCGGGTCCTTGGCAAAGCCCCAGTCGGCGCCGAAGTACGGACCCTGCCAAGTTGCCTCGGGCTCGAACACGTCGATCACCCACTTGCCGTTGAGCACCTGGGCGTCGCTGTAGGACCGGCACTCGCCAAGCCAGACATGGGCGTAGGCGTCTGGGTCGGTGCGGGCCATGTGCGCGCGCTCGCGCTCCAAGTCGGGCGGGAACCATGGGTTGTCGTCCCAGTTCACCCGCCGCACGATGGCGCCGTCCGGGGGGCTGGTCACGAATCGCTTGTAGGTCGGGTCTGTCGCCTGGTCCGGGTTGAAGCTAATCCAAATTTCGGACCCAGGGACACGGATCGTAGGAATCAGCAGTTCCCAGGAGCGTTCCGAGACAGCCTGGGCCTCTTCGACCCAGCACACGTCGATGCCTTCCATTGACTTGATCTCGGCGGCGTTATGGCGCAGGCCCTTGAAGATGAACTCGGCGCCATTGATGCCGCGGATGTAGGACTGGCCGACATCGAACTTGTCCGACAGGCCCATGGCGTGGACTTGGTCACTCAACAAGCGGTGCACCGAATCCTTGATGCTGATTTGCAGCTCGCGGGCGCACAGCACGCGGATTGGCTTCTCGGCGGCGCGCAGGAGCAGCATCCTGGCGAACGACCAGCTCTTCCCAGACCCGCGCCCGCCCCATGCCACCTTATAGCGGGCTGGCGGCGAGAAGTGCGCAGCCCATGGCGGTTGCTCGCGCGAAGGCTCAACATCGGTGCCGTGACGGGCGCGCTTGCGACGGCGCCGCTCAAGCTCAGCCGCAGCGCGGGCGGCCAGGGGCAGGGCTGGCATCATCCCCTCCCCTTCACCATCGCGGCCAGTTCTTCATCGCTCGCCCGGGTCACGTCGATGCGGATCGCCGCGTCATCCAGGCCCCAGGCTTTGCGCTCGCCGTCCTGCTTGATCTGCAACGTGGTCATGTTGGCCTTTGCGGTATCGGCCGCCGTCTTTGCTGCCACCCATGCGTCCTTATCTTGGGCCGACGCAGGGACGCCACCGGCAATCGCCATGTCCATGGTGTCCTTGGCGCGATCCATGGCCAGCAGGGCGTGCCGGCGGTAGATTTCGAGTTCTGCCCACTCGCGCCGATGACGAGTCAGGACGGCCGCGCGCAGGTCTTCCGACTGGTCTCGGGCGGCCAGGTCCGCAACAGTGCCTTTGCTTTTGTTTTGCGTTTCGCCTTTGCTTTCTGTGCCAAATTCCGCATCTGCCTTGCGTTGCGCGGCTTCGTTGATGCTGGCGAGTTGCCCCCTCTTGGCCCATCCTTCGCGGATAGCCCTGCGCGAAATACTGGACGCCTGGACCCCGTAACGGTTGGCAATGCCGAGGAAGCTCGCTTGTGGTTCCCCTTCCCACTCGGTACGGATTGCCGCCCACTGGTCCTGGCTTAACCTGGGCACTTCTGTTCTCCCTCGTAGACGATGATGATACGCGCGGGCTGGTCAATGGTGATACTTGGATTGACTTTGCACTTGAGGCCGGCGAGGCGCCCGTTGCGCAGTTTGGCCCCGCAGGCGCACAGTTGTTCGTGGGACCCGGTGACCTCGGTCTCGCACTCGGCGCAGCGGACGATCCATGCGCCGTTTTCCGCCTGGGTGCGCAGTAGGCGGCCATGGCATAGGCGGCATGCGTGATCCAGCAGTTCCCACCGGGTTTCGTTCATGCCAGGTCACCGATGTTCAGAGCGGATCGGGACTGCCAATAGACCGGGGCGACTTTGGCGCATGTGACCAGCAGTTCTGATTTTGAGACGATGCGCGAGACGCGCCCGGCGACCTGTTTGCGCAGTGCCCAAAGTATCAGTTCGGTCAGGCCAGCGGCCTGGCGCGCGGTGTGATTGCCGTTGACGGCGATGGCCATGACGGGCACCTGGGCGGGGCGCACCGGCGGTTTGCCGCGGCGGTCCTGGCCGAGGGCGATTTCGCGCTCGCGGTTGTAGCAGGAGACGCAGATGCCTTGGGATCGGATCATGCGCCGTCCGACGGTGCCGCAGCGCACGCACACGGTATCCGGTGCGACTGCCTGAGAGCCGCTGGCGGGCTCTCCAGCGTGCCCGGCGCCGGTAGCGCACCCACGGCATGGCCAAGCGGCGTCCAGTGGGGTAGCGGTCTTCCCACGGTGCCACAGGCCGGCACAGGCCCCAGGCGTGAGGGTGAGCCCGCCGCAATGGCGGTGGCAGACGAACGTGTCAAGCGTCATGCGGGCCTCCTGGTGCTGGTGTGGTTCATTCCGCCTTCTCGATCAGTCTTTCGGCGGCTTCCATGACGATGCGGATCTCGGACTGGTCCATGCGCAGTGTTTGCGTGCCCTCGTCGGTTCCCTGGGACAAGACCAGGAACGGCCCGCTGCCTTCGTCGTCAAGCCTTACTGTGGTGGTGCCCTCACCGTAGATTGGGCTTTCGTTGTCGCGATGGACGGCGATGGCAACCACGGTAGTCTTGTAGGAAGTCATGTTCCTGCCCGCGCCTGCGCAAGTCGAATGCGATACGGGCACGGCTTGAACATCGACTGCTTGTCGAAGGGGAACAAGCTATCGGCGCTGACCATGCGTTGAGATCCGCGGTTGCGTTCGAGCCACCGGACGCAGTCTGTGCGTACTGGGCAGTCGTCATCCCGGCAGCGGCAGATGTCGTCAGGCAGCATCGGATTTGTCCTCATCGACGAGAAGGGCTCTGCGAGCCCATTCCAGGGCTCTGCCGTCGCGGACCTGGTCACCATCCACCCGCAGGACGCGCCAGCCCCGTATGGCGGCTTCGCATGCCTTCTCGCAGTCCTTGGCGACCCCGCGGCCCCTGACGTGCCCGCCGCCGTTGAAGGTTCCCCCGTCCACTTCCATGGCGATCATCTGGTCTGGCCAGGCGAAGTCGAACCGCCACATGCGCGGCTTGGCGAAGGGCATCTCGCGCACCGGGGTAGGGAGCCCGGCGGCGCGCATGTGGAAATCGAGGATGTCTTCGAGTCGGCTCATGGTGCGACGATGCGAGCTTGGGTCCGAAGCGTCTTCAGGTTCCACCGTGCTTCTGCCTTCTGGGTTGCGGTGTGCTGCGCCCAAGGCAAGATGGACTGGAACGGTGGGGCGACATGATCCGCCTGGTTGATGCCAAAGCTCGGGCCGTGGAAACAACATGGGCCTATCGGTGGTGTCCATGCGAGGTTCCCGCCTGGGTCATCGAAGTCGCTGGCGTCATAGGCGCAGCCGCAGACTTGGCATGATCGAGTACAGGCATCCGGGGATGGGATGGTTGGTTCTAGCATGAGTCAAGCTCCGGGGTATTAACTGCCGAAAATCGCCGAAAATCGCCGGGTGTCTGTCGGCGGTTATAACCTATGTAAGAGTAAGTAATAATGAATATATAGATAATCGCCGACTACCCCCCCCCTTTGTCTGAGCGGAACCGACAGGCAAAGGTGCCCCCTCGGCGATTTGCCAACAATTCCGAATCGCCTGCCGCGCTAGGTGTATAACCGCCGACTGTGTATCGGCGTTTATCGGCGATTTTCGGCGCCTATTCATTCTCGGCCTCCTGGACGGCGACCCAGGCGACGCGCTTGCGTCCGCGCCCAGAGGGACCGGCAGAGGTTTGGAGTTCGACCAGGCCGCTGTTGTGCAGGGCGGCCAGGATGTCCTGCTGCTCACGTGGCTTGAGCGCATCGAAGGCGGCCAGCTTCTTTTCCAGTTCTCGCGG